CATTCCATAAAATAATCCTAAGTTAATTGTTTTAGCTTGTGATCTCGGTATGTCCGCCATATCCGCAACAATCTTATGAAAGTCTGTGGATGGATCACTTTCATATGAATCAGCGATAGTATTAACAGAGGGCAATCCAAATTTTAAAGCATAGTGTGCAACAAGTCTTGGTTCCTGTTGCGAGTAGTCAAAACAACCCCACTTACATCCTTCTTCTGGAATAAATAGAGATCTAATTAAAGGTCCCGTATTAGGATCTCTTGCGGGAATCTGCTGGAGGTTTGGATTCTGATAAGAGAATCTCCCTGTAACAGTTCCTCCATCGTCAGATCGTATTTGATTTATTTCTGCATGTATTCTTCCATTATGTTCAAAATTTAAGATGGTATCTATAAAAGTTGTATTAACCTTGTTAATTTTTCTAGCTTCTGCTATCATCTTAACTATTGGATGTTCATGATTAGAAAGGAAATTTTTTGTAAATGAAGGGGAGTCAGTCTTTTCAGTACGGCTATAAGGTAGCTTCAGTTTGTCAAACACTTTGGCAATCGATCTTGCAGCCCATATTTGGGTATCTATTCCTGTTTCTATTTGTACTTGGTGGATTAATCTTTCTTCTTTGCGTGTTAGCTCTCGCTTCAATTCACTCGCTCTTTGAACGTCCACTCTCACTCCAAGAAATCTCATGTCCACGAGACAAGGAAAAAGATCGGTCTCAAGATTAAATATATCTTGGAGATCATTTTCAATTAATAATTTTTTTACATGCTGCCATAGCTTAAATGTTAAGCTGGCGTCTTTCTCCGCATAAGCACCTACTTCTTGTGCCGGCAACATCCACATATCTTTTTTAGGATCAATCCCTCTCGCTTTGGCTGCTTCATTTAAAGCTCGTTCATTTTTACCTTCATTTAAAAAATGCCACGCTAAAGTATTTAAGGTGTAAGAGAATCTATTTTCATCTAATAAAGAAGAAGCAATCATTGTATCTACAATTAAGCCATTAATTTTTAAACCTAAATTACGAATCCAACAAACATCGTACATGGCATTATGAAATATTTTTGTAGCCGGACATTCTAAAATATCCTTAAACCATTCTAAAGTTTTTGCCCTGTCCATATTTGGACCTTCGCCATGAGCTATTGGAAAATACCAAGTATTATTATAAGTAGCGACAGCAATTCCAACTACTGCGCCTTTCCCTATAACCGCACCTGATCCTCTTGTTTTTAATTCTGTATCCCGCGTCTCTAGGTCAATTGCTATTTCATCATAAGATCTTAAATCAGGGTACTCGGTGTGAGCAACCCATTCTGTGGCAGGTAAAATCATTTATTGTCTTTCAATTTTTTAATTTCTAATTGGCAGTAATGAATTATTTTTTCTAAATCTTCTACCTTATTTTTAAATAAATATCTGCAAACATATTTCACAACGTTGCCCTGGAAGAAACTTAAATTGTTTTTTGAAATAAATTCATATGGTTGAATTTTAAATTTTTTATAATGAGATCCGCCGATTTGTTTATTCTGTGGAAATGCATCATCAAATATATCTTTATTGGTCATAGTTGATACTCCTTTATTTTCTTTTTTGCTTTTAGTTTATATAAATTATTTCTTGCTCTCGTGATACCTACATACCATACGCTATTCTCCTCATCTTGTTTGTCAATACTTAATCTGATTCCTTTTTGAACTTTTCTTCCTTGATGTAAAGATAAAATTACATTATCTTCTTCACCACCTTTTGATGCATGAATAGTGGATAACCATATTCGTGCACGTTCTTTTAAATTTTCATCTGTACTTAGTAAATTTCTTAAATATAAAATTTCTTTTTGATCTGCTACAAAGAGATCATACCAGGGAATTTTCGCATTCCATTTTCCATGAGGTATATATTCTCTAACTTCGTTTATTTCCCTGGATTCTAGGACGCCTTCTATGGTCCATTTAGTATAAGCCACGGCTGCATTATATAAACCTACCTTAAAACTTTTTCCTTTATTACTTTGGTAGTATAAATTTTTATTTTTTAATTCTTTCATAATCTCTAGAAGATTACTTTTTGTTCTAGTGAGAATAAGCCATTTGCCTTTGGTAAGATCAATTTGACCTAAATTACTAATCGTAGACGCAAGACCCTCTTGCGCTCGGGGAAGATATTCTTTATGTTTCCTGATGCCTGCTATACGATTCACTGGTATTTGTGATTCCTGTTGCACGGCTCTTGAGATTCTACGCGAGTATCTTAACACTCGTTCTTTAGCAGGTTCCTTAATGAATCTATTTACATCAGCGCCAGCCCACGCAAAAATAGCTTGATCATCATCACCCGCTAAGTAGATTTGATCACAATAATCTTTTAATTTGTCATACAGTTTCCATTGTAAGGGCGATAAATCTTGTGCTTCATCAATAAAGACCGCTTTGAAACGAGGCATCTTATGGGTGGGAAGTATGAGAATACATTCAATCATGTCATTAAAATCTAAGATGTGATTCTTCTCTTTAAATTCTTTGAGGTTGATAGCTATGTGTTTTAAGATATCCCAATCAATTTCTTTTTTATCGTGTTCATTTCTATCAAACTCTTCTCGTATAGTAGTTCCTCTATTGATAGCTCTTCCAATTAATTGAAAATAAGGATTATCACATGTAAGAAAATGAGTCTCTTCTTCATTATATTTATCTGAAAAGTTTACACGAATGTTTAATTTTTTACCTAACTCTTCATAATGATATGGTTGCATTACTTGTTCTTCGGTTAATCCGAGTAAATGGAAACAGAAGGCGTGCAGAGTCTGAAAGTAAGGTACTTTTTTATCTGACACCCCTATCCTGTTTCGCGCTTCCCCCGCAGCTTTTTTTGTAAAAGCAAAGTAACCTATCTTATGATAAGGTGTACCAGTTCTAATATAGGCTTTAACTCGTCGAATAAGTCTAAATGTTTTACCAGTTCCTGGCGGCCCATAAATTTTATTTATCTTTTCCATTGGATTTTTTAAAGGTGTCTACTAATTTACCCGTCCATCCAAAATAACCATGGTGAGTTGTTTCTCCATCCGCGACTCCATATAACTGAAAGCCTGAGTCTTTTATTAAATTACAGAAGCTTACATCTTCTCCATACCAATTACCCTTACTGTCAAAAGTAGTGTCCCAAAAATTATAAAAATAATTATTAGCTTCCTCTGATATTATTTCTTTTTGTTTTATTTTTAATTTAGGATTATTCTTCATTAGTTTTTCATAGACCCTTCTATGAATAAGAGTTAAACCCGCAGGTCCTTTAGTTAGTTCAACTAAGCCTTTATTATCAATATTAATATTCTGATGATCTTTAAAATCTACAGAAAATTTTAATGTTTGATTCTGCGTCTTTTTTCTATAAGGAACACAGATTGCATCCTTTTGTGCTACAATCATTCGGCCAACAACTCCCGGCTCGAATTCCATATCTGCATCTATAAATAATTGATAATCCATTCCGGATTCCAAAAACATTGCTGTTAATACATTTCTTCCGTACGCCACATAGGGACATTTGAAAGTACTAACAGTTGATTTTATTTTAGCTGCTGTAAATTTATCCATTAATTTAATTAATGATAAACACGTTGCCACTTGCATTGTATCATATGCTGGTATGCACACATTGACACTTGGTACTGGTATTGTCATACTATATTCTCCTTATCTTCTATTTTTATTTTTTCATCTGGAATCTCTTCTTTTTCCAGATCGGTTAGTGGTAGTTTTAAAACCCGTAATGGTGGGAAAGATTTCTCACTTTCTTTTTTGGGAAATCTTTTTTGGCAATCAAAGTCTCCTTTGAAAAATTGTTTAATCATCGTACCTGTACGGGATCTATCTTTATTCCATTCATTTCTTCTTATCTCGTCATAAAATTTATCATAGTCAAAGTAATAAAATTCTTCATCCTTAAGAACAGCACCACTTTTAAATGCAGCGAAGGTTGTTGCTTGAGGCCCGTTTACATAATCTATTATATATTTTTTCAACATATCAATTGGATTTGTTCCAGCTACAGGTTTTAGGTTTTCCATGTTAGCCCACAATCCATCTAAGATGATTTGATACTCTTGATTTTTAATAATAGGAGGAAAGACCGAAGTCTGTTCTGCAATCAACGCTCTCATTTCTTTCATTTCTGCAATCTTTTTAATATGTTTAGCATGTACCTGTTTAACTTTTCCACTTTCTAAATTTACATTAACCATGAACTCTGGTTCAGGTTTATAGTTTATTCTAATAAGGCCAGACAATTCGGGCCACGTTGTACTGCGATGACTACCTACACCAAATTTTCTTCTTAAACAAGTTCCTTTTGCACAGTAAGACGAGATAGGAAGATCACTACATTTAAATCCTTTGGTTTCATTTTTCCAATATTTTATTTTTTCATTTACTTTATTGTCTCCCCACACATCATCATATTCGATATACTTTCTGGCTGCCTCTAATACTTTCTTTTCCCAGACTTCAGCAAATTTCTTTTTAGCAAACACCATATAGTTATATAAAAATCTATCTCTCTCATCCTTTAATTTTTTTCCGCTCTCCTCTATTTCTTTACATATCATTTGTAAACATGGAGGCCCATCATTA